CGTCAATGTCTATTTTCACTATTTCTTCACTTTCTTTTTAGACACAAAAAAGCCTCTCCCGATTAAAGGAGAGGCTGATAAGTGAATCGAGATCGATTAAGCGTTCGCGCCTGTGAGCTTTTCGCAGGCGTTTGTGTTAATGATAACCTCGTCTACGCTATTAAGAACGCGCATTACGTCGCTCTTGATAGGCTCGTCGCGATAAGTCTCTGCGCTGAACACGCCGCCGTCTGGACCATAAGAGAGAGTCCGACCGAAGCCGCCGTTAGCGAAGTCGCCTCCTGCTACTTGACCAACGAAGAAGTGACCTGTAGACCAGACCTTCGAGCGAGCGGCTGCTTTACCCTTAGCTGCGCTATTGTAGCGAGTCGGGCAGATGATGATGTTGCTTACGCCGAGAGCGTCGAGGATAACTTGACGGTTAGTATACTGACCGTTGCCGTTAAAGATCCCGCGAACGTCGTCCGTGTTGATCATCTTGTTGAACAGAGAAGTCTCGATGATAAGAGAGAGACCGTCATAGAAGCCGTTCCCGTTGAGGCGCTCAACTGCGAGCTGAATGTCCTCGATAGGAAGAGCAGTGTCCTTGCTGTTGAACGAAGCAGTAACTGCTGTAGCGTTGAAGGCTGCGCCGTTCATAGCTGCTGCTGCACGTAACTCATGACCTACCATGATGTCGCGCTGTAGCTTCTGAGCGATAGCTGCGGCTGCGTCTGTAACGCCGTCGTCGCTTGCTTTCGATGCGTCCTCGTCGGGAAGAAGACCCTCTAGAGCGTATTGCTTACAGGAGTAGTCTTGCTGACCGTATGCGAAGTCACGACGTGCGAAGGCAGAGCCTGCAGCGCGAACTTTAGAAGCGTTAAGGTCGAACTGATCGTCGCCGAATACAGGATACTGACCGTTCTTAGTCGCGACATCGCGAACAGGAAGGATCTGAGTTCCTACGAATTTGTTCTCGCCGATCTTGTTAAGAGCCTCGGATAGAACAGGATTGAATGTAGCTGAAGTATATAAGCTCATATCTAATTAATTTCTAATGATTAAGAGTGAATAGGGAGAACCTCGATGACGTCGCCGTCTGCAGTTGCTTCCGTGAGAGAGATTCCGACCTTGTCGCCGCTAGAGCCAGATGCGCTTACTTTGCCAGATGCGTCGCCGTAGACGATGTCACCGATAGAGAGAGCTTCTGCAGCAGTAGCGAAGGCAGAGCCGCCGCCGTGAATGAGAGAGATAGTAGCTGCTTCGCCAGAAGCGACAGGAGCGACAGTATATCCGACTTTAGGCTCGGCAGCAGTTGCAGTCGCTTTCACGATAGTTCCTGCGGATTGAACTTTTACGAGCAAGTAAGCATCGATAGCTTCACTTGCTACGAAAGAGCGTGTGGTATTTTGAACAGTTGTAGCTGACATAATTATTAATATTTTGGGTTAGATTTTAAAGAGTTCTGGGCGCTCTTTGCCTAGGCGAAGAGTCGCTGCGAACTCAGAAATATTTTTTTCTTTAGCGAACTCGGAGATAGCCTTCGAGCGGCTCGCTTTACTAGGCTCGTATAATTCGTCGCCCTTAGAGGCTTGGACTAGTTCCGATCCTTCGATGAGCTTTTCGAGAGTTGTAACTTTAGAAGATAGCTCCGAGGCTTTTACCTCCATCTCTTCTTCTTTCGCGCCCTTCTCCTCAAGCTCTCCATCTTTTTCTTCTAGGCTAGCTTTAAGCTCTGCGATCTCTTTTTTAAGTTCTTCGATCTCTTCCTCCATAGGACGAGCGTCTGGCAATGTTTTACTATCGCGAAGATCTTCCTCTTCGGGATCTTCGACGACTTCTTCCTCTTCGGGATCTTCGACTTCTTCTTCAGAGTCTTCTACGACTTCGGCTTCGGGAGCTTCTTCTACTTCGGGAGCTTCTTCGGCTTCGGGAGTTTCGTCGGCTTCGGGAGTTTCGTCCTCTTCGAGTTCCTCTTCCTTCTTCTCCGCTAGAGAGATTTTAATCTCTTCGAGTCGAGCTTCGGATTCGGTAACGCTTAGAGCTAGAGCTTTATTCTGCTCCTGTAGCTCCTCGTTTAGTTTTACTAGTTCTGCTTTTGTCATCTTATGAGTGGGTTTATTGTCAATCTGTGAAAATAGCCCTCGCTCATTTGCTGCAGGACTGTCTACGAAATCTGCGCTCGATACTTCCTCGACGCGAATAGAAGGATATTCGAAGAGAGCATCTTCGGGAGCTTCGTCCGAGGAGACGTCTCCTGTCTCGGTTGCCCATACTGCGTTAGCAGCGAAGACGATCGAGAGTCCGAATCGCTCAGGCATCTTCTCCGCTAGTTCGAAGAGCCTATTGTACTTCCTATTGTCGTCCTCTTGAAAGGACTCAAAAGCCTGAAAGTCTCCGAGTAGACGATCGCCTTCGATCCTAAAATTCTCGAAGAATCCGATCTCGCGAGTTAAACGATCGTCGAAGATCGCGCCGCGATGCGTGATATACGCAGGGAGCTTTGTTCCGTCTAGCTCGTCCTCGATAGTTTCGAGGGACTTTTTATCGACGAATAGACCATGTCCTAGAGCTGGACCAGCCGAGATCATAGCGACCGAAGTCATCGTCCCTGCTTCCTTATTAACTTGAGTCTCGCCGTTAGGCTCTACTCCGAATGCAAATTTTCTAGTCATACTTTTCTTCTCCTTGTCAATTTGTTTTAGTTTAGAGATTGCCCAGTTGACTCCCGAAGAGCCTCCCCAGGCGTCCCACATGAGACCGCCGCAGCCTTCCGAGTAGGGAACGTCCTTACTCTTTTGATGTCGCTTAAAGGACGCCATGCGAGCGATCGTCTCGCGGCTTATGTTCTCGCGCTTCGCTAATTGATTAGCTCGCGCCCAGCCGACGGGAGTCCCGCATTTATTATCGGGATTCTCGTCCTTATATTTTAAGGCTCGCTTCGCGTTATTAGACGCTGCCTTCGGATAGTCGTTATAGCTCTTATCCATTGGCTATCTTTCTCGCCTGCTCTTCTGATAATCCGAAGATCGAGGTAAGCATAGTAACTACCTGTTCTACGTCGATCAGTCCTTCTCCTAAGCTCTTTAGGAGATCGCCTATGGCTTGGACTCCTCCGACTCCGATCTTAGTTATGAGAGGCTCTACGACTACCTCGCTCTCCTCTGCTCCTTCTCTCTGTGACTTAAACTGCTCCTGCGTGGTAAGCTCTGAGAAGTTCGCGCTCGCGCTTGTACTGTAAAAATTAACTAGATCATACCATGAGCCTAGATTATTCTCCTTAGCGATCTTCTTAGCTTGGACGATGTTCTGCGCTTTTCGAGTCATGACTTCCTCTGCAGTATATCCGAAGGGAGCTGTAATGTCATCGAGCGACATCGCTCCCGCTCTAAAGTATTCCATGTCCGCTTTAACTTGCGCCGCCTTATTGATCCAACGGAAGGCGGGACGCTGCCAGCGAACGGTAAAGGGATTCGCCGCCGCAGAGACTTCGATCTTTCCTGCTGCGATTTGCTGCGATAACCAGCGACGATAGAGGCGATTCATTACGCGGATTAGATCCGACTGATAGCTCTCGACTGTCTGCTGATACTGAAGGACGACGCCTTGCGACGCAGAGAATGAGCTTCCGCCGATCTCCATTAAGAGAAACTCTAGAGGGATTCCGACTGCGCTCCCGACCTTGCGAAGAAGATAGGAGACCCACTGAATGCCGTCTACGTTCGGACGTCCGTTAGCTCCGATTACGCTGATATCTTCCCCAGGCTCTAGATAGTGAAAGCGCCCAGGCTCGAACTCTTCGAGATTGCCTAGAGCGTCCTGCTCGCTTCCGTCTAATCGATTTTGAAGCTCAAACTCGTAGGAGTTCTCGCGCTTAACTGCGACCGCTAGGGACGCGCTAACCTTAGCCGCCATCATCTCGACGCGATCGTACTCGTCGCAGTCCTGTAAAGTATTGATTACAGGAGCAAGCTCAGGGACGCCTCTATATTGATTAGGACGAATGCGACGAAGGAAGGGGATAAAGTCCCTCGCGGGGATTATCTTCGTGTCTCTAAGAGTGCCTGAGACGCGATTCCCTACGACGTAAGAAACAGGCTTGCCGATATTATCGATCTCTACGCCGTTCTGAAATTCTGATTCCTCGCTCGACGTAAACTCTCCGCTAGGGTTTCCGATCCGAGAGCCGTCAATAAACTGAACCTGATCCTTCCCTACGACTAGACCGCAATCGCCGTAGAAGAGAAGCGAGTCGATCATCTGCTGCTGCAGCTCGCGCATGTCCATCATGCCCGTAGCTTCGGGAGATTCCGAGAACTTGCTCCATGCTTCGAGGATGCGAGAGTCTGTCTCGTCATCTCCCGTCGAAGGTTGAGGGATTACGCCCCTGCCTACGATGTCTGCCTTGCGAAGCCTAGATAACGAGGCGACGACAGGATTATTCCTACGAAATTCTAAACAGGTCGAGATAAGCTTTTCTCGATCGAATGAAGATAGCTCGACCTCTTCGGATCTTATAGGATTATTCCCTCGCCTTGCTCGATAGCGAGTATTACGAACCGCGTCGTAGCCTTGGAAGGCTCTGACAAATTGCTTGAAGGCGAAGGAGACTCTGCTCGGTTTTTTAGTTTTATTAGCCATTAAAATTTTGCAGCGTGATCCGATTGCGACCTCGACCTCCTAGAGTTCGATCCTTTAGAGCGATTAGCTTGTCTAGCTTCTCGACTTGAGCGATTAAGTCTCCGACGTCTGCGAGGGAGAAAGTCTGATCGCCGATACTATAGGACGTAATCCCGTCCTCCGCGAGTTTCATTATCGCAGTTAGAAGCTTATCGCGGATCGCGATTAGTTGAGCTGTAGTAGTAGTAGACGCCATTAAAAAGCGCCTCTCTGTCAATATGCACAAAAAAGCCTCCCTGCTTTCGCAGGGAGGCTTCGAGTTTTAGATTTAAAAATTAGTTCGGATTGAGTAACCTGTCATTCGGCTTTGATAAATTATTTTAGTGATGCAGAAATCGGCAGCGCAGAGAGATTCAATTGATTCGCTTTTGCTGAGTTTCATCGTGCGGCATTTTTCAAGTTTAAGAAAAAGCTCTTTCCAAGTGCATTCGCATTTTACTAGATCAAGCTGATCGAGGATGCCTTCGCAGTAGCTGCGGATCTGTTTGTTTGTGTTTTTTGTTAATCTCATGATCTAAAGAATGCAGACTCGGTTGATTCCGTCAATACCTATTCTCACTTTTTTCTCATTTTTTTTAAACGCGAAAAAGCCTACTCGGACACGACTCCGAGCAGGCTT